AAACGAGGTTTCCCTTTAAGTAGATTATATGACTCGATGTTTAGACATTTGTTGGGGCTGGCTGAGGGGGACAACTCTGAAGACCATGCGGGTGCTATCTTGTGGAATGCGTCAGCTTGGTGCTGGACTGAAGAAAAGATTAAAGAGGGAAAGCTCCCGTCGGAACTGGACGATCTAGGATACAGAGATGAGTGACCACGAAATAGTATTACCCGCTCTGTCGCAGGAGCTAATCAATAAACTTGACAAACTATTCCCTGATAAATGTCCACTGTTGACAGACCCTGAAAGGGAGGTATGGTATAAGGTAGGACAAAGAAGTGTAATTAATTATTTACAACAGACTTACGACGACCAACTCGAACAAGATATAGTAACTAAACAAGTACAGAAATAGCCATGTGTTTTGCATCACCTCCTCCGCCACCACCACCGCCGCCTCCTCCTCCCCCTCCCCCTACTGCTACTGCTGAAAGAGTTGAATCAACACGAGCAATGGCAAGTGCGGCAGATAAAAAGAGAACTGGAACTCGTAAGTTAACTGCTACCCGTCGCCCTAGTCTCGGTATGCAAGGCGGACAAAGTGGTGTACAATTAACTTCGTAACCATTATATAAAGATATGATTAGTTTAGATAAGAAGACGTTGTTAAGCGACGCTACTGGAACCGGGGCAGGCACTGAGTTCAATACTGAGCGTACAAAAAGTTGGACATTCATAGTTAGTACTTCTGTTGCAGGAGCAGCTACGATAGATATTGAAGCGTGGATTGGTGAAGCTTGGCATGTTATTCACAGTCAGAGCGTTACAACAGATGGATCATTTATGATTCGTGATGACCACGGACACTACGAAAAGCTAAGAGCTAATGTCTCCGCTTACACCGCAGGTACTCACAGTGTTTTTGCTACTGGTTCCGTGGCCTCCCTATAAGTATGTCTCTCATCTTCACATCAGGATTCGTTAAACCTAATGCTGTATTAGATAAACCCGGTAACTTAGAACGCCCTGCTTTCGGGACGCTCTACGGATTCGACGCACCACAAGATGAAGTCATAGACGGAGCAATCTTTACGGAGTTTGGAGAGGCGTTGACAACTGAACAACTAGAAATATTATTATTTGAACCCGCTTAATACTCATGGCTAATAAAAAGATTACCGAACTTACGGAGCTTACAGCACCAGTCGGTGCAGACATTCTCGCAATCGTTGACGACGTAGCCGGAACCGCAACAACTAAGAAAGTATCCGTTACCAATTTAATGGGGCAAGCATCTGCCTCTAACTTATCAAGTTACGACTTTAACGGAAACGCTATCAGTAATTTTGACGCTTCAATCAATGATCAAACAGGAACCACCTATACACTAGTAGCTGGCGACAATGGTAAAGTAGTAGTGTTAGACAATGCTTCTGCTGTAACTGTCACAGTACCAAGCGGTTTGGGAGCAGGGTTTAATTGCAGCTTCGTACAAAAGGGAGCAGGTCAAGTGTCGTTCAGTGCTTCAGGAACTACTATCAATAACAGACAGTCCCACACCAAGATCAATGCTCAGTACGGAGTAGCTAGTGTAGTTGCTTACGCAGCTGATACATTCGTCTTAGCTGGAGACACTGCTTCTTAATGTACGCTATTCCTACATTTGGATTAGGTATAGTAGCTAGTCCTACTGTTGTCTCTGTATTTGACGGCTCTTTAACATTCCCAACCATCCAAGTATTCGACACAGAGGCTGAGTTTATCGATCAAGCGGACGCACCTCAATACACAATCGTCCACGCAAAAGACACCGATAGGTTGTATGTTTGGGACGGTAGTAATTGGGTGGTATATAATCAGAATTAATAATTAACATGAGTGTATTAACAAGTTACGCATCGCAATCAGCTAGAGATTCAGCAGCACCAGCATCTAGCAATACAGGTCTTTGTATATTTCGATCAGACACTAAAGCAATAGAAGTATCGGACGGTACTAACTATCTGACATACAATAATGACGGTATTACTTACGACTTCTCAGCATCTAATAGTCACAGTGGCGTATTTGATGGCAGTGCTGATTGGGTAGTAGTAGGCACGATGAGCGAGTTAAATACATCTAGTGATTTTAGTTTTACTGCTTGGTTTAATTTAGACGGAAGTCCAAGTAACGAATCCTTAATGGGGGCTGGTTCAGGCACTACATCAAACAGGGTTTGGGTTGCTATAAATAATTCTACATCAATTCGTATAGGTGTAGGAACTGCTTTCGATGATTTTACTGTTTCGACATTAACTACTAACGGTACTCAATGGTATCATTTAGCCGCTACTATTTCAGGCACTACAGCAACTCTTTATTTAGACGGTTCATCAGTTGGTACGGCTACTTGTAACAGCCCGACAAGCACAGCTTTCAATGATTTAAGATTAGGAGCTTTAAACGGAACGGGGTCTTTTGGCGGCAACACAAATCCGTTCGGGGGATACTTAGATGAGGTGTCTCTTTTTAATCGAGCAATCACTAGCACAGAAGTAAGTAACATCTACAACAATAAAGTATATGTAGGGCCTACCGCTATGTATCGTTTGGATGATGGTGTAACGGACGAAACTGGAAACTACGACGGAACTAATAACGGTGTAACGTTTAGCACTACCGACAAACCATACTAATAGATATGAACAATAGAACATATGTAATAGCAGATACTTCCGAGGTTAGTGGTTTTGACTTTAGCCAACTCATCGACATCGATGAATCGTACAGCCGTAAGAGCTTAGACAGTTCAAAGATATTAGCACGATACGAAGGCACACAACCATTCTTTCTGCTCGGCAAGACGGAGTACACACACGAAGAGATACTAAGCATCTTGAGTGGTCCTGAGTGGACGAGCGAAGAGCTTTAAACGGTATGCACGAAACAGCCCAAGGGCTTTATCATTCGTTGGAGAACCAGCGGTGGTCATTCCTAGACAGAGGACGTACAGCTTCTGAGCTTACACTTCCTTATGTCTTACCACCGGACGGTCACAACTACGCTACTAAGTACTACACACCGTACCAAGGTATCGGAGCTAGAGGTGTACTGAATCTTAGTAGTAAGCTATTGCTTGCACTGCTTCCACCTAACGCTCCATTCTTTCGTCTTGTTATAGATCGCTATGAGTTAGACAAAGCAAAGGAAGACCTCGGTGTAGAAGGAGCAGAACAACTACGTACTGATTTAGAGAAAGCATTAGCTGATGTAGAGCGTAGTGTATCACAGGAAGTAGAAGTACAGAACTTCAGGAACGGTATCTTCCAAGCGTTAAAGAACTTATTAGTTACTGGTAACTCTTTGTTATATCTCCCTGATGAGGGTGGTATGAGAGTGTTCAAGCTAGATCGTTATGTCGTGAAGAGAGACCCAATGGGTAACGTTACACACATAGCAGTTAAAGAAACAGTAGCTCCTATGATGCTTCCTGAATCCGTAAGAGAGGAAGTATACAGACAAGAGAAAGAAAACAGTTGTGATCTGTACACAGCTATAGTTAGAGAAGATGACCACTTTAATGTATACCAAGATGTCAAGGGTATGCTCATCGAAGAAAGTGTGGGTAAGTATCCGATTGAAAAGTCCCCGTGGCTCCCACTACGTTACACCCAGATTGATGGAGAGGACTACGGCAGGGGATTTGTTGAAGAGTACCTCGGGGACCTCAAGTCGTTGGAAGCACTTACAAAAGCGATTGTTGAAGGTAGTGCAGCAGCTGCGAAAGTATTGTTCATGGTCAACCCGAACGGTACAACAAGATCAAGAACGTTAGCAGAAGCACCCAATGGTGCAATCGTACAAGGGTCGGAAGCAGATGTATCGGTGTTACAACTTAATAAGTTCAATGACTTCCGTACTGCTCAAGCTACTATGGCTGGTATAACAGACCGATTAAGCCAAGCATTTTTACTGACATCTGGAGTAGTGAGAGATGCAGAACGTGTGACAGCTGAGGAGATAAGAATGCTCAGTCAAGAGTTGGAAGCTGCATTAGGTGGTCTTTACTCTTTGTTATCACAAGAGCTACAGCTACCCATCGTCAGTCGTTTAATGGATAAGATGTCTAAGAGTAAGAGATTACCTAAGATACCAAAGGACATCGTTAAACCTACTATCGTTACAGGAGTGGAAGCTCTTGGTCGTGGTAATGATCTGAATAGATTAGATATGTTCTTAGCTGGAGCGAACCAAGTAGTAGGACCACAAGCCGTCACTCAATACTTAAACGTAAGTGATTACTTCAAGCGTCGTGCTACAGCTTTGGGTATCGAGACGGAAGGATTGATTAAGACGGAGGAAGAAATTCAACAAGCTATGCAACAGCAACAGATGATGGAGATGGCACAGAAACTCGGAGCACCCGCAGTCGCACCTGCTATCAATGCCGCACAGGAGCAGTACATGGCACAACAAGAACCACCTCAAGAGGAATAACAAATGGCTGAATTACACCGAGTAGAGATAAATGAGAAAGCACCAAGCGAAATCGAACCCGAAACCGAAGAGAAACCCAACGCCGAAGAACAACCCCAAACCGAAGCGGACATACCGCAAACGGAAGACCGCCCAGAGTGGCTCCCCGAAAAGTTTGCGTCAGCGGAAGCAATGGCTAAGTCGTACCTCGAACTGGAAGCGAAGCTTGGTAAACCTAAAGAAGAAGTTTCTGAAGAAGGTGAACAAGTTGAAGAGAAAGCTGAGAACAACGAAGAACAAAGTGAAGAGAATGTTAGTGAAGCATACCAAGCGGTTGCGGAGGCAAGTAAAGAGTTCTTTGAAAACGACGGTCAACTTAGTGAGGAAACTTATAACGTATTAGAGAAAGCCGGACTACCACGGGATTTAGTTGACAGCTACGCCGCTGGTCAGCAAGCATTATTAGCATCTGAAGAAGGACAAATCAAAAGCGTGGCTCAAGGCAACTACGATGCGATGGCTGAGTGGGCGAACGAGAATTTACCACAAGAAGAAATCGATGCTTTTGATGAGGCGGTTACCGGGGGTACAATTTCGCAAGCTAAGTTAGCAGTTCAAGGACTGTACGCACGTTATCAAAACGAAGTGGGTGCAAAGCCTAAGCTTACGCAAGGTGGAGTGAATGGTGTATCAGCTATGCCATTTAAAAGTATGCAGGAATTAGCTCGTGCTCAATCTGATCCACGTTATAAAACTGGAGATAAAGCATATCACGAAGAGATTGACAGAAGACTTTCTGTAAGCAATATATAGGTTGTTTATTCATTCATAAGGTATAGTGCCCCTAGTGTTGGTTTATTGGTTTGCTGACACTAGGGGTTTTTCGTTATGATTAAGAACATGGCAACAGAACTAGGTGAGAATGTACAAGTAAAAGCCAACCTAGCATTCATGGCGAAAGTCATAGCTATTGTTGGTACTTGTGTTTGGGGATACTCCGTCGTGTGGAATAAGTTGATGGTACTAGATAGTAGCTTAGACCGTGTACAGCATGAGGGTACGTTATTGGGAGACTTGTCTGCACGGATGATGCACATTGAGAAGTTTGCAGAGCAATCTAAAGCAGACCTCAATCATCTACTAGAGATGCAAGACGCACCGATAACATCTGACCATCAACAGTTTGAACGATTGAAATACCTAGAGAAAGAGTTAGATATACTTAGAGATAAGTTTGATTATTTAATGTATGGAGCACGGTAGATGCAAAACTGCCAACACGAAGTGCGGTGGATAGTGGCTTTGGTTCTATTCTTTTTAGAGAGAGATTTAATACTTGATACGATGTTTGCGTTGATAGATCTTGTTATTACATTTACACAATAAATTATGTTTGAATTACTAACAATGTTCCTAACTGCTGGAGGTAGTGCTGCTTTAGGTAGTGTACTTAAAGGTGTGTTTGGGGCTATAACAGATAGTAGGCAACAGAAGTTTGAATTAGAATTAGCAAGGGAGGCACGAGGTAATGAGTTCGCACTTAAATTTCAAGAACAGCTTAACAATGGTGAAGGTGGTATGTTTACTAGGGTTACTAGGAGGTTGCTCGCACTCATCTTATGTTCCACCCTCGCAGCCGTCGTCATCCTTTGTACCCTTTTTCCATCAGCTGAAATCATCACCCTCACCAACCCCGGAGGAGACCAATCAACAGACTTCCTCTTCGGATTCATTACACTTCCTGCTAAACAGTCGCCCATTATGGTCACGACAGGACATCTAAGTGCTTACTTCGTTATCGTGTTAGCTCCTATGGTCCTTGGATTTTATTTCACACCGGGAGGTCGGCGATAGTGTTGACAGTCAAGGTTTTTTTCCTTTTACTTATATTTAAATTTAAACGACAACTAGCAACAACTAGTCCCTCGACCCGCTGCGGCGGACAATCCTGTGTAGACGAACGGAGTGAAAGTCATTGGTAATCATAACAACATCAATAACTTATAACATAGGAGATCATATATTATGGCTAATGGAAATACTTCCCCCAGTCGTGTAGGTCTTATTGAAGGCGGATCAGATAACGATGCGTTGTTTCTCAAGAAGTTTTCTGGAGAGATTTTGCAAACCTTTGAAGAGTCCAACATCTTTAAACCCTTACACACCATCAGAACCATCGAAAGCGGAAAGTCTGCTCAGTTCCCAGTAACTGGTATCGCTTCTGCTTCTTACCACACTCCCGGTGAAAACATTGCCGACGGTGGTAACAGCTACCTCAGCGACATCAAGAAAACTGAGAAGATCATCACCATCGATAAGATGCTTGTTGCTTCTACTTTCTTGGCTAACATCG